TAGCACCTTTTATTTGTTTTATTACCTTAGGCTTTACTCTAGTCTTTAACGATGCATTAAATGGGTCTAAGCGTGTTTGTTTAAACTCTTGTAGTGTTTCTATATCCCAGTCTATTAAAACGTCTGTAATGTCTTTAATTCGCTTTAATGTTTCGCTGTCTGTTTTTTGTGCTATTTGTTTTTTTATTTTTGCTTTTTCTATATTGCCAAAAGGTGTAGATAAACTTAACCCTAGTTCGTCTATTAGCTCATCGTGTTTATCTTTGTATTGGTATTCTATTACGTCAATGGTTCTGCAATGAAATAAAACTAAGTCGTGTTTGTTATCTATTTCTTTTCCTATTGCTTCTAGGGTTGCTCCTGTTTCTCTTGCAAGTTTGCAGAATATTTTTCTAGCATATACATATTTTCTTTTTCTTGACTTATTTTCTATATCTAAATCAAATTTTTTATTTACTGCTTGTTTTAATAAGTCTAATCTCATTGTCTATATTTTATTATCTATTACTTCTATTAAGTGTCTAAGGTCTGAACGCTCCCACGTTCCTAAATCTAATCCGTTTATAAGAAATTTATAATAGTCTTTACGGTCTGTATCTCTTATTTCTATATTTATATACATATCAATTTAATTTAGTAAACTCTGCTGTTTGGTTTTTATTATGTTCATCTTTGTTCTGGAAGTAGTTATCTACTAAGGCGTCTATCATTACTAGCTCATCAATAGTGGCTACTTTTATTTTATGTGTTAAGCTGTCTATTTTGTTTAATACATTGGTACACATTTCAGGGTTGTTATGATATACAGTATTAAACCCCTCTTGATATATACCCTCTAATAGTTTTGATGTTTTATTTACTTGTAGCTTTACATTTTGTTTAAATGCCTTACTCCCTTTTAATTCATCGTTAGCCTCTAGTAGTAATTGACTTATCAATACACATTTTAAATAAGCTAAATGTCTTTCACTTATTGGGTCATCTTGTACCCCTCTTACTTGTTCTTGGTGTTCTAGTTCTTTTTGTTCCATTTGTTTATAATATTCTATTTGTTTTTTTCTATCCATTGTTGCTGTTGCTCTCTTAGGTATTCAATTTCACGCCTTAAATAATCTGCTGCTTTTTCTAAGTCTTTTAACTCATCGTCTTTTTTCCCACTCCTGCAAATATACTTAATAATATTTCCTCTATTGAAGTTTAGCTCATAATCTTTTATAAAGTCTATAACGTCATAGCCTTTACCGTTCTCGTAATGTAAATAAGTTGCTCTCATAGTTTTTTAATTTCTAAGTGTTTTATGTCTTTATATTTATATTTTACTAAAATATCTTTTTTGCCCCATTTTTTCCTAGTATAAAATTTATTATAATCTGTTTTTGTTTCTGTGTATTCTTTTGTGTTTGATTTTATGTGGTCTAAAAGGTCTGTTCTTTTATAGATACTAAAACAATTTAATTCCATAATAAACATAGCAATGTAATAAGCTGAACCCCTTAACCAACCTTTATTGCCATTTACATTAGTAACCTCTAGCCATATAGTATCTAAGTGCCTATTGCCTTTTACATCAACCCCAAAACCGTTTACATAACAATCAATATGTTTATACCAGTCATCTTCTTTACTTGCATCTTTATATTCTAACCCAATAGATAAAGACTTCTCTTTAAATAAATTTTCATAATAATCGCCATCAAATTTGCATTGACTATATCTACTTTCTTTAACTTTTAAACTCATAATAAATCTAATATCCTTAAATCTTCTTGTATATCTTTAATCATAGCTACTGCATCTTTATAGTCTTTGTTTTGTATTGCTTCAATAACTATATTTAAGTCATATACAAATCTAATCATTTGTTCTAAGTTTTAAAAGGTGGTAGCACTCCGAATACTTTTGACGTGCTTTTCCTTTATATTCTTGTTTAAATAGTTGGTACATTTTTTTAGTGTATTGGTATTTTGTATTACAATCAGCTAAATATTTTTCTGCAAACTTTTTTCCTTTGCCTTTAAAATAGTTTACATTATCAGCTGTATCTCCTATTATCATTTGTTCATAGAAGTTGTATAAAGCCTCGTCCTCGCTTATATATAAAAATTCTTTATGTTTGTAGTGGTAGTTATACATAAGGCAAGGGAACTGCTTATAATCCTTATCAATGCTTACTATCATAACATTGTCACGCCCTAAATCGTTTGACAACTCATACCAATACCTAGCAACCATATCGTCTGTTTCAATTCCATAACCCCAAACGCTGTTATATTGGTCTTTTACGTATTGGTGCATCTCATTTAATAAAGGTGGTAATTCCTGCTTTTTTCTATTGGCTTTATAGTCGCTTGTAATTAGCTTTCTAAAATTACCCTTACTACCGCTAAACGTTAGTACTTTTTCTATCGGATACATATCTTCTAGCTTATTTACTATGCTCATAAACTGCTCATCAAACTTAGCTTGTGCATCTTCTATATCTCGATAGTATTTGTCATCCTCTGGGTTCTCTCGTTTCTTATAACAAGAAGCAAAGATTAAACTATCTGCATCTACTAAAAGTATCATTCTAAATCTAAATTAAAGCATTCAACTGAACAGTAGTAATCCCCATTTGTTTCATCGCCACAACAAGCGCAAATCGTTTGTGCATCTGGCTCATCTATATAACTATCTAACCAACTCATATTTCGTATTGTTTTAATTTGTTTTCTAAATCTTCTATTTGCTTATTCAAGTCTATAAGCGTTTTGTTTTTTTCTTCTCGTATTATTACTATACGTTTTTTAAGTACGCTGTTTTCTATATTTAAAGCGTTTACGTATTGTCCTATTTCTGTCATTCCCTGTATAAAGTTTTTTAAGTCTTTATTAGCAGGTTTTTGTTTACTCCATTCCATAACCTTGTCAGCTATATGGTTAAACCAAAGATTATACGATTGTTTTTGTAGTAAAGTCATTACTTAGATATTCCAATTATAAAACCTAAAGTAACTAATAAAGAAGCTAAGGCAATAAGTGAAGCCGTAACAATTAATTCCCGCTTGTTTTGTAGCTCAATTTCTCTTTGTTTTAAATCTCTTTTAGTGTAAACTTCAATGCGCTTACCTTTTACGTCAATGTGTAATCCTGTTTTTGTCTTTTTCATAATATTTGTATTATTGGGGGCTTTTACACCCCCTTGTTTTTTATTTTATTTTTTTAGTAACTATTTCTCCTTTTTCGTTTTTGTAAGTAATAGTTCCGTCTTTCCAAATAATTGCTGTCATAATGTTTTGTTTTGTTTGTTATTGTTGGTACAAATATAAAACCTTTTTTACTTATAAACAAATTAATTAACTATTTTTTTTTATTTATTTTTCTTTTGTCTTAAAATAGCTATCCCAAACACCGCTTTTATCTTCTTCGTTTAGGTTAATTATTGCTGCATCTTTTTCTTTTAATAGGTAACAAGGCTTTAAAACTTTTTTCTTTGTCCATAGCGTTGTGTCAGGGCAGTATATATCTTTAGTCTTTAAACCCTCTAAGTTGTTTAGCCAAAACATATAATTACCTTTAGGGTCATTTACTAAATAAAGCGCAACCTTTCCTGTTTCAATTAGTTTATCGTGTTTAAACTTCTCTAGTATTTTGGTGTCGTAATACTTGTTTCTAAATTTCATTTCTATAACACATTCTTGACCCTTTGGAGTTGTGCCTGTTGCATCCCACGATTCATTGCCTTTACCTGTATGGGTTAAATTCCAACCGTCAAGGTTTAAAAGTGTCACTACGGCTTTTTCCCAGTTATGTATCTTCTCTATCATTTAATTTTATTATATATGTTATCTATATCTTTTATCCACATTACTAATGTTTTTGGTTTACAGCTACAAGGCTCATAATATTTATGGTTATAATACCTAGAGTGCAACGTACATAAAAGCCTATATTGTTCTTTTGATAGCTTAGTAGTAACATTTGCCTTGAAGTCTATCCATAATTCTTGGTCTTCTATTCTCATAGCTCTATATTTATATCATTCCAATCTTCACGCCTCTGGTCGCATCCGCAATCTTTACCTAGTGCCTTGCTAATCTTTTTAACTAGCCAATGTATCCCTGTATAGTAAGTAATGTAATATACTAAATCCCCTAATCTCATAACTTGTTTTTTATATGTTTCTTTGCGTTTGTATATGTGTTGTAAAGTGAGTAGTAACTTATTTTAGTGTTTCTGCTTAATTCTG